ATCGATTCAAGACCAATCGAAATATAAAGCGGCAGTTCAAATTGTAGCAAAGAACCCTGAAATAGCTAACTCATTGAATGCTAATCAGGGCCAACAAACACAGTGAGGTTAATAGATGAGTGATTATAAATATGAAATGACTGATTTAGTTTTATCTGCAGCAGCTCAAAAGCCATTAGATTTCGAAACAGCGTTTAACGATTTGATTTTGGACAAAATCCATACCGCTGTTAATGACAAAAAGATAGCTATTGCTAAACAGATGTACAATTATACAGACAACGAAGAAGAACTAGAGGATCAAGAACATGGCGAAACCACTTAGAGAAGTTACTCCAAAAGCACCAAAAGAAAATAAGCTTTCAGGAGTAAAAAAGAGTAAGACTGAACCAGCAGATATTTCTAAATGGAATACAGCTTCTGGCAACCAGGATTTCGCCAAGAAACACACAATTCAAAAGTATGATGATCGCGTAGGCAATGATCATGATGCTGCATATGGAGCCGGACCAGTAAAATTCGAAGGCGGCAAGAAATCTAAACATCATGATCAAGATGATTCTGTATATGAGGCATATAAGTGTAACATGACAGAAGCCGGAACTATGTGTGAAGTTCATGGCGATAAAGACTGTTCAACATCTGGCAAAGTACCAGAAGCTGGTGTTGGTAAAAGAGGCATGATTGCTGATAAAAAAAAACTTAACGAAGTGTTGAGCAAAAAATCAATGCATATTACTGAAATTTCAAATGCACTCGCTTTGAATACTGCTAGAGCTGCTTTAAAATCAATGAATGATGCTGATGTAAATACTGATAAGGGATTTGCTACTATTCAAAAGAGAACTAAAACCCAAGCCATGGCTCTAGATAAAATGAATCCGGATTATAAAAGATTAAAAGCAAAGGTTGGCACATCTGATGCTAACGCCAAAGATGCTGCTTATAGAGATGCAGTTAAAGAAGAAAACATTAACGAGATTACTAAGAAAAAGAAAACACAAAAAGAATCTGCGCCCGGAGATACTCCTATGAGATTCCCTTCTGGTAATGTTGGCGATTCAGATACAGGGAGAATATAATGCCAGCAATAATTAAACCACTCGGAACAGAATCTGTTTGTAATACAATAACTTTTAGTTCTTACAGTAATAACACATTAGTTAAAATATCACATGCTGGCGCGACTACTACTTTACATCTGATTACATGTAAAGATTCTACAAATACTACTACTAAATGGACAATGTCTATTATTGGTGGCGAAACATTGATTGTTGAAAAAGGTGCAACAGATATTTTGACTTCGAATAACACAGCTGCTACATTAGTAGCTGTTCCTGTTGCATATAAGAATTAAGAGGAAAACATGAAACTCTTTACAGAATTAGTTGAAGATATCCAGTATATTACCGAAGCTAAAGAAAACGGTAAGAAAGACTACTTCATAGAAGGCATTTTTCTTCAGGCTGAAATTCAAAATCGTAATGGTCGCGTCTATCCAATGGAAATATTGGAAAACGAAGTTAAACGTTATATGAGAGAAACTGTTGATAAGGGTCGTGCTTATGGTGAACTTGGTCACCCAGCTGGTCCATCTATTAATCTTGATAGAGTATCACATATTATTACTGAACTGAGAAAAGATGGAACAAATTTTTATGGTAAAGCAAAGCTTACTGAAACTCCTATGGGCAATATCGCACGTGGCTTGTTGGAGTCTGGTGCTAATCTTGGCGTTTCTTCCCGTGCTATGGGCTCGCTGAAAGAATCAAATGGTAAGATGATCGTACAAAACGATCTTAAACTTTCAACTGCAGCTGACATTGTTGCTGATCCTTCTGCCCCTGATGCGTTTGTCAAGGGTATTATGGAAAACGTTGAATGGATTTATGACCCAGTTAAGAATACTTGGCATGAAGAAAAACTTCATGAAACTAAAAAGACAATTCATAAAATGTCAAAAACACAACTTGATAAACAGCGTCTTGCTATTTTCGAAGATTATATTGCTTCCTTATTGCTTCCTTAGCAATAAAAAACAAAATTATATAAATAATTATAAATTCTATTAAGGAGATTTTTTAATGGCTAACGAACAAAATAAGGACTTAGAAGATATGTCAGAGCTTCCTATTGATGCAGTTGAAGATACAGAAGATGATTTGGAAGAAGAAACTATGGCAGCAGCATCGCTTAAGCCAAATTCTAAACCAGTATCTGACGCTAAGTCAAAGATTGGTATGATGCAGACTGTTATGGGCCAGATGCATCAAATGTCAAAGGGCGATCTAACTCATTGGTTTAACGCTACTATGTCACAGTTTGGTCCAGGTAAAACTTATGGCGTTGGTGATAATTCTGGCCAGAACCAGGGTTCTCTTGATATGAAGCCTTCAGCAGCTTCTATCGCTAAGGGTCCAAAAACTAAGGACGGAATGCCAAAGCTTAATATGAAAGAAGACGTTGAAGAAATGTTTGCTGGTTCTGATCTTTCCGAAGAATTTAAGGACAAGGTATCAACCCTTTTCGAAGCAGCTATTTCTGCCCGCACTATCACAGAAACTGCCCGTCTCGAAGAAGAATTTGAACAGAAGCTTGAAGAACAGCTATCTGTTATTCAAGAAGAACTATCATCAAAGATTGACACTTATCTAGACTACGTTGTAGAAAACTGGATGAAGGAAAACGAAGTAGCCGTCTAATCAACTCTTCGCAATGAAATTATGGAAGAATTCATGGATGGTTTAAAGAATCTTTTCTCAGATCATTATATCAATGTTCCTGAAGATAAGGTAGACGTACTAGAAGCACTTGCTGAAAAGGTAAGCGTACTAGAACAAAAGCTTGACGAAACAATTTCTGAAAATGCAGAACTAAAGGGTAATCTAGTTGAAGAACATGCTAGAGATATCTTTGAAGAACTTTCATCTGACCTTGCACTAACACAGCAGGAAAAGTTCTCTGCGCTCGCAGAAGGCATTGAATTCGATGGCAATCTTGAAACCTATACTAAGAAGTTGAAGATCATTAAGGAAAACTATTTCCGTACTGAATCTACAAATTATTCTTCAAACATTGAAGAAGAAACCTTCGAAGGCGAAATTACTGAATCAACTCGTTACGTAGATCCAAACGTTAACCGTTATGTTCAGGCTATTGCCAGAAACGTTAAAAAGTAATTTTTTATAAATAAATTTAAATCCTATTTTAAAACCCGAAAGGAAAAATAAATGTATCTAGCTGAGGAAATTCAAAACAAGTGGGCACCTGTCCTTGACCATGACGCTCTTGGCGTTATTAAGGATCAGCATCGCCGTTCCGTAACTGCAATCATGCTTGAGAACACTGAAAAGGCTCTCACTGAATCTGCAGCTAATGGTTCATATCAGTCTATTACAGAAACATCATCACTAACGCCAGTTAACTCAATTGCTGGCGGCGGTATCGATACCTTCGACCCAGTTCTTATTTCTCTAGTACGTCGTGCAATGCCTAACCTCATTGCCTATGACATCTGCGGCGTTCAGCCAATGACTGGCCCAACTGGCTTGATCTTTGCTATGCGTTCACGTTATGCTAACCAGACTGGTGATGAAACTTTCTACAACGAAGTTAACACTGCGTTCTCAACTGTTTCTTCAAATGCTGCAGCTAATACTGTTGCATTCGGCGAATCAAATACTACTCAGGGCGCATTCAAGGGTACTATCCCAGGCGCTTCTAACACTTCTCCTCTTACTGCTGTTGGTACATACAACACTGGTAGAGCTATGGGAACAACTACTGGTGAAGCTCTTGGCGTTGATAACGGCAATCCTTTTCCACAGATGGCTTTCAGCATCGAGAAGGTTACAGTTACTGCTAACACTCGTGCTCTAAAGGCAGAATACACTATGGAACTTGCCCAGGATCTTAAGGCTATCCATGGTCTAGACGCTGAAACAGAATTGTCAAATATTCTATCAGCTGAAATTCTTGCTGAAATCAACCGTGAAGTTGTTCGTACTATCAACATCACTGCTG